AAAACTGTATCTTACCAATCAGTGTTGCCCTGTTTTGATCTTCTTCACGACCTAGCAAAGCACTAGGAACAGCAAAGTTGCCAATAATAATTCTCTCGTAAAAACTAGCAAGATCAACCATCTCTCTTATCTTTGGTTCAAGATCGAGTTTCTCAAAAGTCACTTCGTCATTTGCGTCAACACTAACAGCATTGAAAGCTCCTGCCTTTAAGGAATTAAGCAAAGTGTTCATGTCATTTTCTGCGTCTGATTTTGTTCTTCCCATTTTCTTAATCAGGAACATTCCATAACCCGACCACATTGATGTCGCTACTTCAGGCATATCATATTCTACAATTCTACGCCATGCACGACTTGCACCAACCACTCTTTGCAAATCTGAATATCCATACCACATTGTTCTTCGTTTAGGCGAATCAGGTCTGTTGACTAGATACAGCATTTCGTCAGGTGTAATTTCATCAGCAGGATATGTTGTGATAACTTTTTCCAATCCCCAATTCTTTTGGTTTAGAAATACTCTGCCCAAATCTCTTGGGTGTATAATCTTTAATGCCTTTGGTAATCCCTTTCCCTCAAATGCAACAACACAGCGACCAAACACCATTGTCATTGTAATTGCGTCTTTCAGTTTCTTTTCAAAGTTAATCTTTCGATCAAACTCAACCAGCTCGTTCAATTCTGTTTCATATTTTTTTATTGCGTCTTTCTTCTGTTTATCGTCCATACCATGATCGTCAATTAGTTCAAAGTTTGGTTTGATACCATTCCCAAAAGTGTATTCAACAAGCTTATCGATTACTGCACCAGCAACACTGCTTCCCCAAACATCTTCAAACTGTTCAAGTTCTTGATCAGTGTAAGATGGATTAGAATACATATACAGGAAATTGTCTGTGCTTAGTCTTCTTGAAGCACTTGCATAGTTTGACGGTTTTGATTTTTGAGCTGGAACTGCCTTTGAATTTATTACGAATTTATTAGAACTATTCTTAGCCTTAGATTTTCGAGTTGCCAATAACACAAAAGAGATTAAATGATAATAATAGAACTTTATTGCCTATTCTGTGCAATTACAGGTCTTAACAGAAAACACATTACCATGAATATCAATATCCCAATCCATGTTGATTTCGTTATTACACTTTTTACATATCATGTTGTTTCGGGTTCATCGTCTTTGATCTTCTTTTGTTCATCAATCATTCCCTGTGCCATAACTGATAATTTTCTAAGTGTGGTATGTTCCTTTGTTGCCACTTCGTCAGGCTTATGCTTTGCAAAAGCTAATTCATACCAATTCATAATGTTATGAAAATCACTTACTGTTAATTCAATTTCCATGCTCATTTCGGATACATCACTTGAACGCTTGTTGCTGTGGTATAGTTGGGAACACCTGTGCCAAACATATTGTCAGATTGCTCTGTGAACTTTTTTGTGACCACCTGCATATCTTGGTGCATACCGTCATTGCTTTTGATAAAATTTCTGCCAATGAAACAGGCTAACATTAATGCCATCACTGTGTCATCATGTTCGTTGCCCTCTGCTCGATAACTTGCGTTTCCTGCTTCTGTTATGACTTCACTGAAAATTGAAATTTGTCTTTTAAGTTCGTCAATGTCCTTATTGCTTTTCTTAGGAAACTTGATACGATTATTTTGAAACATTCGTGCCAACCATAACACCATTTGATTCTTAGGCATGACACGACCTGTATTGATTTTTGATTGGTCTTTGACTTCTCTTGTTGTAAAGACAGGAATTACATTAGGAATATGATGATGATATTTCAGTTCCTCAAAAACGTGTTCGCCTGTGTTGTTTATCTCTACACTGTAATAATCAAACGGTTTGGTAGCGTGTATGTCTGCAATCAGGTTTTCAACGTCAAGATAATTTCTGCCAAGCCAAGTCTTAACACCAATGACATAGACATTATTGTTCTTGATCTCTATTCCTACAAATGCAAAGCTATCTTTCTTCTTACCACTGTCTAGCCCTGCGATCCTCATTTCACTAACGCCTTTAAGTCGTGGATAATTTCTTCAAGCAAATCCTGTTGTGCCATGATTAATTTTTTCATCTTTTCAATTTCTGTCTGCTGAACTTCTACTATGTGATCAATCACTTCAAGATGTTGTGCGTTTGATTCCTGTGCGTTTGCTATTTGGAACAGCGTTGGTAAGTCAGTTATTTCCATATTCTTCTACCTCAAAATCTTCTAATGCCTCGTTTGATATAACACCAAATATTGATGATCGTGAAGAAGTGAACTGACACCTGTATTCTTGATCAACGTCAATGTCTGTGCGTTTTAGTTCTTCATTCATTTCTTGCTGTGTGTAAATCCAACCAATAGCATTTGTAAAATCATATTGAATTTTCTTATAGTCATTTTCGTGCATGGCTAGTTCGTAAAAGAATCCACGCTGACCTCGTGGTGTTGATACTAGAAAGACATCTGACTTGTTTGTGTGTAAGATTGGTTCTATTGCGTCAAGCACAACTGAATCGTCAACTAGGTTAAAGTGACCTGCCTCGTCAACCACCACTGCCTTGATTTTTGTTTCGCCTCTAATGGCTTCTGAATTGCTGGGCTTCCCCTCAATTTCTGTTCCGTTGTTAAGGATAATATTCAAGTCATGTTTGTCGTCTTTTACTGTCCATCTAATTTCATTGAACAGCATTTTCAATCTGTTCATAACTGTCTTGGTTGTCTTTTCCCTAGTTCCTGCTATGATCAAAATCTTGCCACCAACGTATTTGTGAAAGCAGTGATACTGCACTATTCTTAGAACTATCTCTGTTAAGCCAATTTGCCTTGACTTGTTAATGTGAAACTTAACCTGTCTGTCTTCCATTGATTGTGTGATTAGGTCTAACTGATGTGGCATGAACTTCATTGGTTGCAACGTGGCAGGGTGTTTTGGTAATCCGACAACGTGAGAGAAACAGCAGTTGTTTTTTCTGTTTGCCTTACCACAAAAAAATTTTAATCTTGCTATGTCAATTTGAGCTGTCTGATTTTGATAGCTGTCCTGAAACATTGGTTTTGACATTCGATCCATCAAGTCCATGTTTTCTCAATAATTGGGTTGGAGCATCTCTTAAAAGACGAATTAGATCAATAGAAGTTTCTTTCTTTAATGATTCGGCTTCAAGCTTATCTCTTACTGCTGTGTTTGCGTCATTTGCTATAAGCTCACACTGCCTGATTGTCCTTAACAACCTGTCTTTCGTTAATAGAATTTCAGTTGCTATCAAGTCATTTCTTTCCACTTGAAGTGTTATCTTATCCTGTTCGTATATCGCATGACAGTGCCAAGCAAAAGTTCTGTCTGCCATGTTCATGTGTTGTTTGATTTCAGTTGGTGTTGATCCTATTGTAAAATATCTTCTTATCTCGTTTCTAATTGCTTCCAACTGTTGTTTCGTATTGCGTTTTTTCGCCAATGAGTGCAATAAAATGCAATAAAACTAATAGAACTATTTTGCCATTCTGTCTGCTTCGTGCCTATCCCAAGGAAATATCACATACTCTGTGCCAACCGTTTCAGTAGCGAATGTGACATCTGTTGGTGTGGCTACACCTTTTCTTTTGAATAGGAAATAGAATCTGGTATTCTTCTTTACCTGTGACTTCATTTTTTTGTATGTTTTGCCACTGTCATAAATGTCGTCTATTATCAAGTCGCCTGATAGGTCATCTACGAGTATTTTTTCAACGCCAAGCTTGTCTGCCAATAAACGTGCAGGAACAAGACCACCACGCGAAACAGTGGATATTGACTTAACTTTATAATTTATTTCCTTTGCAAGTGTGTTAATGTATTCTTCAATTTTTATCCATGTGACAGGAACAATGGCAGTTGATTCGACTTCTAGTTTTGGATCATACTTTAACGCAGTAAGCAGGGCTATTTCCTTTGCTGGAATGTTTGTTTGTTTTTGCAGTATGTCAAGAGGAATTGATTTTTGTAAAACTGCTAGAACTGATCCTGTTTCAACAGGTGTTAGATAACCACGTTCTCTGTTGATTCTAACTGTCAGAATTTTGGCTTTGTCGTTATCCACATCTTCAACAATACAGGGAACTTTTTTTGCACCTAGTTTTTTGAGTGCTAGATACCTGTGTTCCCCATCAATTATGATACCTTTTTTGTTGATAATTATACTACCATAGAACTTGTTTTGTTGTATGTCGTCCTTTAACGATTCAAATATTTTGATTGGCATGAAGTTTGGATTGTAATTATTGGGCTTTACCTCGTCAACATTTTTCCATACCACCTCGTTTGAAAATTCTACTTGTTTAGGCATTGTTTCATCTCCTCATGTTCATTAATTTGTCTTTCCATGTCAAGAAGTCTGTGTATAGCATAACGCTGTAAATCAATATTCTGTTGTTTGTTTATGTGATATGGCAAGGCTTTTGCATTTGTGACCATGCCTGAATATGATACCGAACCATTGTATGGTGATCTTCTGCTTACCATACTCGAATCGACAGAGTGTATGCGTTCAGCTCCTATTCCCATTATCACACGAAAATTGGTTAAGCCTAACAAGTGTATTTTCTTATCTTTTGGTATTATCTCAAACATTTTTTTGGTGTAGTTAATCATTTCGCGATCATTGAATTTTGCTTGTGCATAGCCTGAAAGAGCAACATAATCTGAATTTTTACAATAATAGATTAGATGTTCTATTGGATCAAGTTTCCCTGCCACTCTATGAAATACAGGAATGACATCAAGTCCTGCCTTTTTCATTGTCTTAAAATTTTCAAATCCTTGTTCAGCGTTTCCAATTACGTCAAGGCTAATCATTGAGTATAACTTATTTTTATTGGCTTTGCAGTAAGCAATATACTCATCTAAATCAATTTCTTTTTTTAGTGTCCATGCTGAATAAGCACCCGAATCAAGAAGAATGTTTGCCTTTGGGTTAAGACCTAAAATATAATCAACATACTGACTTTTTCTTTCATACCAATAGGAAACAAGATGATTTTCTACACCCACATCAACGAAGTTCTGAACTCCCTCTTTGGCATAATCAACGAAAAATATCTTCATTCTTTATCCTCGCTAGAAACTCTAATTTCGCATTCTGCTCTTGCATAAAACCGTCCAAGACCTGTGTATTCACTGTGATTGTGCTAGTGTTAATTCCTCTGCCATACATACAGGTATGAACACAGCTAACAGCAACGCCTATTCCTTTCGGGTTTAAGATTTCCTTAATCTTGTTTGCAATTTCCTGTGTCACGTTTTCTTGAAGTGTTGGCTTTGACGCTATTGAATCAACCAATCTTTGAAACTTTGACAAGCCCAATATCTTGCCATTTGGAATATAGGCAATATCACAGAATCCAAAGAATGGTAGTAAGTGATGTTCGCAAAACGAAAACAGTTTGATTTTATTCAACACTATCATTTCGTCAGTAGTCGTGTCGAACACTGTAAATTTATTATAAGCACGTTTAGATTCTAATTCCTTTGAAAAATTATTTACACGCTTTTCAGTTTCAAGTGGAAAATTATCGCCACCCAGCAATTTGTAATAACCATCAACAATAGTCAATTTCGTCAGATACTCCTGCTTGTTTAAACCCATGAAGTCTTTTTTTACAGGCAACACACTTACCACATGATTTGTCGCCAGCTTCGTAGCAAGAACGAGTTAATCTTAATGGAACATTTAATTCAATAGCTTTTTCGACTATGCCTTTCTTATCTAGTTTCATAAACGGATATTCTATTTTGATTTTTGTTTGCATGGATTCAACTGCTTTGTTATACTGTATCAAGAAAGGTTCTAAATTGTCAGGAAATATGTCGTCAGCATTTGCACCATAGTATATTTTTTCAAATCCATGTGCCTGTGCATAACCACACGCCACCGCAAAGATGATCATATTTCTAAATGGCATATAGTCGTCACTAAGATGTTTTTCTCCTGCGTATATGATGGTCGATTTGTTAAAATGTTTAGCAAAGTCAAAATCAAATCTTGTGAGTTTTGTGTTATAATAGTCTGCTACTCTTTGAGCATTATCAAGTTCTTGCCTGTGTTTGTGTCCATAGTCAAAGGTTAACGCTTCAACTTCCTCATGTTTTGTTTTTGTGTATGCAAGAATGGTAGTTGAATCCATACCACCTGAGAGCAAGACTAGAACTTTCATCTCATTTCTAATATCTTGTGCTGTTGTATCATTATTTTCCAATCGGAAAGATTATGCTTTGTGATCATTTTGGTTATTCTTATGATGTCTGAATCAACAGGTTGAAAGGTCTTAACACCTTTGAAATTATTAAAATAGCCAACATAGA